GTATCCTTAGCCCATACACCTGGAGTTGCATCTACTAAAAATGGACTAAATATTATACAACAGGATGGTACTTATGCGCCCATTGCTGCAAATGTTATACTATCTTCCGCTATTACAGGTTCGGGTACGGCACCTGTACCTTTGATTCCGGTAGGAACTATTTTAGCTTATGGAGTATCAGCTACTCCTGATGGTTGGCTTCACTGTAACGGACAAAGTTTAGTTAGAGCTACCTATCCAGCACTATTTGCAGCAATAGGTGTTTTATACGGCGCAGGGGATGATGCAGGTAATACTTTTGCAGCTCCTGAATTACGAGACAAAATGTTAATGGGTTCTGGTACTAATAACGGAACTCATGGTAATGGCTCAGGATCTTTTGCAGCATCAGGTACTATTACTACTGCTTCTGGATCTGCCGCATTAACTGTGGCTACAGGTTCTGCGTCTACTGGTGTTAAAGATGCTGGTGGTTTAACAGTGGTAACAGGTGTTACTGCTGGTGGTCATACACATACAGCTGTGGTTCCACATGCTGTAGCACGTTTTTTAATAAAAGCATAGAGGGATAAGATGGAATATATTAAATTTCACATAGATGAAATGGATCAAGAGTTTGTATTTTGTGAATATAGAGAAATAACGGAAGATAAAAAAGGACCACTAAAGTCAAGAGCTTTTCCTTTTTCTAAAATTATCGAAAAAGAACCAAAAATACAAGAATTAGTTGATGGACCTATTACGGGAATCTATTATGAACAAAGAGGAAATAATACTACTAGTGAAAGACAATGGATTGATAGAATTGAGCCTTTGGAGCAGGAAACAATTGATTGGATTATCATACTAGTAAAAAAGATATGTATAGAAGAAGTGTATGATGAATTATTGAAACCCCCAACGATTGATGAACAAGTTGAGGATTTTATAAAAGAGTTTTTTGAAGAAGGTGATTCAGAGCCTTTGGAACAGAAAGACTTTTTAGCTGAATTTTTTGAAGAGTTAGAGCCTCTGTCTCAAAACTCACCAAAACAAAATGATCCTTTAGCTAATTTTTTTGAGGAAGATTCTGATAATACACTAAATAAAAGAATAGAAGAAAGATTTAATAATACTTCATTAGAGACAGTAGATTTTTTAGCTGAGTTCTTTGAACAGCTAGATGATGATGAAGTATAATACTTAAGGAGCTAATATGGCGCTTACGCGTGTAACATCTACAGTTTTAGAGTCAAATGCAGTATCTGCAGAAAAAATGGCTAATGGTTCTATAACCAGCAGGTTATACGGAATAAAATCTCTACCTTTGTCTGCTATGAGCAACGAAGCTAATGTTGCTTTAGCTACTTTAGGTGTGAGTGCTAATGTAAATATTTTACAAGCTAACTTAAATCAAACTACTGCTAATCTAGCTGCGGCAAGTGCAAACGTATTATCTGTTGGTGGTAATACTATTAGCCTACTAGCAAATGTAAATCTTAATGCAGCTAATACTGTACAGTTACAACATAATCTAGCTGCAAATGTTAACTCTGTAAAAGCAAATGTTGATGCAGCAGAAGCTAATATTGCAGGAATACTTGATGGTACTACTTTTACTGGTCAAGTAAATATGAGCGATGATTTAGTTATTAGCGGTAACTTAACTGTATTAGGTGACAGTATTACAGCTAATACTCTTAACTCTGTTGTTCAAGATAGATTCATACTTTTAGCTAATTCTGTGACAGGAGCTCCTAGCGCTGATGTAGGTATCTTTATGAATAGAGGCACATCAGGTAATGCTGCACTTTTCTATGATGAATCTACTAAATCATTTACAGTAGCAGAAACTAGAGACCCAGATAGTAATGTTATTATTAGTCCTACAGGTTTTGCTAATCTTGTAGCAGGTCAGTTTACTGCATCTTCTGTAAAATATAATGGCGCAGATTTAAATACTGCTATTACGGATAACCGTTCTGGTGCTATATCTACTGTATACAAAGATAATCTTACAGTTTCTCGCGCTCTAGCTTCTGACGGAAGCGGTAAGATTATTGTTTCAGATGTTACTAGTACAGAGCTTGGCTATTTAGATGGTGTTAGTGGTGCTATTCAAACACAGATTGATACTAAAATAGCTACTACTGATTCGGCTGCTAATGACTTTGTAACTTTTCAAAGACTTAATGCTAATATTAACTTGGTTTCTAGTAATGTTGCTTTAGGACTTACTCAGTTAATAAATGTTGCAGCAAGCGCAGATGGAGAAGGCTCAGGTAATAATAACTTTTTTGTAGCCACTCCTGTAGGAGGCAACCCTGTTGCTATTAATAATGTTGTAGTTAGCTTAAATGGTATTGTTCAAGCCAAAACTACCGACTATATTTACACTCCTGCATCTGGTAAAGTTACTTTTACTGATGCAGCTATACCATCAGGCTTAACTGTGCAGATTATATCACTGAATCCGCCATCCTAATGAGAAAATATAGACAACTTACTACTGAGTTAACTTTTAGGTGTAATGCTAAATGTCCTGCTTGTCATAGAGTTAAGCCTCTTCGTATTAATTTAAATGATAAAAAATATACTATATCATTAGATAGATTTAAACAATTATTTTATCCTGAACTACTGAGAAATTTAGAATGGCTAGTTATTAATGGTAACTTCGGTGATTCTGTTATGAATAAACAGTTTCGTGAGATTATAACATATGTTAAACAGCATGACACTAGGATTTTAATACATACTAATGGTGGTATACATGATCATAATTATTGGACAGATGTAGGTAATATACTAACTAAACGTGATATTATTAACTTTGATATGGACGGTCTATCTGATACTCATTCTAAATATAGAATCAATACTAAATTTGAAGATGTATTTAATAATGCTTGTTCTGTAATTAAAACTAATAATGCACAAGTACATTGGAAGTATATAGTATTTGAACACAATAAACATCAGGTAGAAGAAGCTAGACAAATGGCTTTAGATCATAATTTTCATACATTTTCTACTGTTAAAACTTCTAGAGATGTATTTGCTCCTAAAAGTGGTAAGTTTGTACACTCTAAAAAGAATAAAGAAAATATGGACAAAGCTGAACGAGTCATAAAATGTGTATGGGATAACTGGGGTAAATGGTATGTATCTCCAGAGGGTTTAGTATTTAGATGTTGTTGGACAGGTGGTCATTACTATGACGAAGCTCAGTCTAGATTCTATTATCCTCCTAAGTTTGAAAATCTATTTAATGGGCTACACGTTCCTTTGGAAAAGATACTAAGTTATGATTATTGGACTAAATTACAAAATTACTTAAAAGGGTATGACAGATCATTTAGTTTGTGTAAATCTCAATGCGGAAAAATAATATCTTCAATTGAAAAAACTGAGGAAAATCTTACTACTGGTAAGAAAGTTTTATTTGATTCACATAGTCAAAACGCCCAAGTGAGAGAAGCCTAAGTTTAAAAATTTGCCATAACCAAAAAATTAAAGTATTCTACATATAAGAATTAATTTGTAAAGGATAAGCTATGAATAAGGACGGACATACTGATGTTGCATCATCTAGACGTATGATGCAAATTATTATTGAAGATGCTAAAGATATACTTAATGCTCTTCCTTCAGATGAAGAAGCTAGTTTGCCTACATGGTGGACAAATAAGTTAGCTGTGTCTTCTGCTTATATTAATTCTGCTAGAGATTATTTAGTCTATGGCTCAGACATGGGAGATAGTGACTCTTGTTCTTGTGGTCCTGATTGTGACTGTGATGATTCTATGGAAGAATCAACAGCTTCAGAAGAACTTATAGAAGATATAATGGATGAGCTTCAAGAAGTGACCGAAGTATTAGATGATGATATGCTTCCTCCTTCTTATAGGTATATGGCTAATGCCTCTTAAAAAAGGAAAGTCTAAAAAGACTATTTCAAAGAATATATCAGAGCTAATGAAAAAACCCTCAAAGGCTCGATCTAAAGGTGTAAATACTTTAGCGAAAAAATTGGGTGTAACTAAGAAAGAGGCTCAAAGACGTCAGGCAGTAGCAATAGCTCTAAATACGTCAGGCAAGTCTCGAAAAAAATAATTCATGTAGCAAATAGCTACAGCTTTCTTTAAAGGAGAAACATTATGGGAACTACTTATAGCGTTGGAGGTCCATTCTCTAACTTCGCAACACCGGCAGATATTCCTGCCACTGTATTTTCACAAGAAGGAAATACACTTGAAATCTATCCAGGCACACACACCTGGCCTTCTACCGATTTTGATATGAACAATACAACTATTGTAGGTATTGGTGGAAAAAATGCTTGTATTCTTACAGGCTCTATTAATCTTGGCGCATCAGCTACAGGTGATAACTATGTCTCTGGTCTTACTATTAACGGTACAGCTGCTGTACCTGCTATTGACGTAAAGACTCCTGAAACTCGTTGTGGTATTCATGTAAGTGATTGTATTCTTACTACTAGCTCTCTAGCAGTTCGTAATCATACACCTACTTCAAAAGTTGCAAACGGTGCTCCAGCTACTACAGTAAGAAATATCTGGTCTAGCTGTACAGCAGGTCTCGCTGCTAACTCCAATGTAACAGCTATTAGCTCTACAATGGCGGGTGCATGGAATCAACCACCTGTTAACACACAAGCTGCAGCTGGTCTTGTTGGTACTGCCGATTTGGTATACGCTGCTGCTAACGCAGGTAACATGACTGAAGTAGTTACTTCAAGAACTATTGTTAGCTAATAAATCTTAGAAAAGGAGAATCAATCATGGGAATGATTAAAAAAGAAGTTAGTGGTGATGCCGTAACACTTAGAGGTTATACTCAATCTGTTAATGATGCAAAAGGTCGTACACCTGTTGCTGGCGGAACTGCTTATCCTGGTGGAGGTCAAGGTAGATCTGCGGGTAAACCTGGTCCATCACCTGTAAATCCTTATATCAAGGATTTTGCTGACTACCGTATTGAAGGTGAGATCACTAAACAAGGCGGAAATGGCAAGAATCTTTATATGGGTGGAGTATCTGGCGGTCCTAAAGGAGCTGCAACTCCAGTAGGTGTTGCTAAAATTGCCAAGGGTAAGAGTAAGTTTTAAGGATGGCTAAATCACTTTCCGGCGCTGAAACTAGAGCAGGAAAAGTCGAACCGATTGGGGACAATCGGTACGGCCTTCGTGAAGTATATGATGCCGAAGAGATGCAAAAGACTTTGTCCTACTATAAAGCAGGCGGTCAACTCACTGTTAAAGAAGTAAAGAATCCTCTTACTCAAACAGTAAAGACAGTTAAAGCAAATGCCAATCGTACCTGAAGTCTTTCAGACATCTAGATCGAAAACTATTAAACCTAAAAAACGTAAAACTAAAAAACGTAAAACTAAGACTAAAACTAAGAGTGCTCAGTATAAGAAATAATTCCACTATGTTTAGCAATCTTAACATTTTGTACTAAAGCTCTTAGCCAAGTTTTTTCATAAGGCGCACATATAAAAATGTGCGCCTTACACGTTTCTATGACTCTATTCATAATTTTTTTATTGTCTACGTCGCAAGATACAAATACTAAATCATCTTCTCCTAGATCTGAGTAATCATAATCACAACCATCACATGTTATAATTTCTATATGATTCTTAGCAGGTGATTTTACTACTAAATCTCTTCCTATAGCTGCTCTATTAGTATCAATTTCAATACCTATTTGTTGTATATGTTTATATTTTTTGTGTATATCAAACATAGAATACGGATATATTCCAGAACCTATTAGTACTAGTTTTTTACAGGCTTTAAACATACCTGTTTTCTTTTTATCTAGTAGTGTTTTATATATCCACGCATTTGTTTCTGCTTTTCTATAAGCTAATAAAGCTCTATGCACTCCAATACTTTGTGTATTTGCCCAAGTTTTTATAGCTATATCAACATTATCGGTATCTATAGTATATTCTTTGTCTCTAAATATAAAAATAGATTTATTAGCTGTTATAGCTTCTTTTCTAGCAATAAGAAAATTAGCAATTCTTTCTTCTAACTCTTTCTTAGCTTCTTCTGTTATTAACTTGATAGTTAACATTTCTCCTTTTAGAACTACATCTTTCCATAACTCTTCTTGTTTTTTAATAGATTCAATATCCATTATGCATCTCCGATAAAAACTTTGCGGTATTAGATGCTCCCTCTAGATTAAACTCAAAAGGTTGAGGTTTGTAGCCTCCTAATACTTCGTCTAATACTATTTTTATACTATCAAACTCTGATAATGTTAATACTTTATAAAAATCATAAGGCTCAAATGTAAAAGCTCTTATAAATTGTTCCATCTTTTTACCGCTTTGTCTAGGTACTAATATAGAAGGAATCTGACCTTTCAGTATTTCTACAGTAGCATTATAACCTCCATAAGTTATATATCCTGCACAAGTTGTTAATTTTTTTCTGAGTTCAGGTACATACTCAACTAAGTATATATTTTTATTTCTTCTACCACCCATACTATTATACTTATTAGCTATGGGCATAATAAACTTATGATCAGGGTAGTGATGGGCTATTTCTGCAATTTTTTTAAATATTAATACTGCTTCATCTTTATTGAGTCCTGTACTTACATATATATTATTATCTTTTTGTTTATGTACAGGTTGTTCTTCATCGCATACATATCCTGTATATTGTACTAAATGTTCAATATCTTTTATAATTTGTACAGAATTAGCCTGTTTAGTTCTATCACTTATAAGAGGTAATAATTTTTTATCACCATGTACTAGTATATATTCTGCATAATATTTACAAACTATATTTTGTGTGTATAAAACCCAGTCTTGTAATTGATTATTATGTGGTTCATCCCATGGAAAATCTCTTACAGATATAACAATTTTTATACCTCGTTTTTTACATTCTTCTAAGTATCTAAAATATTCATGCGCAAATTGTTGTCTACAGAAAGGGAAGCCTTCACATACTAGTACCTTTACTTTATGTTTTTCAATAGTTTCTATAAACTGTCGAATCCTAAAATTAATCATAGCTGGTTGTTGTATAAATTGAAAAACTTTATTAATATCAGGTAAAGTATAATCTCCTAAAAATGCTATGTGAGGTACTGAATATTCTATAGGTGGTCTAAATAACTGATCCATAATTACTACATCAGTATACTCAGCAGTTTTCTCAGCGATAAACTTTATACGCTGAGAATGGCCTAGTCCTCTATAGTATTGTGTAAGAAAACCTACAGACATTAAAGATCCTTAGCTAAGGGAAATACCTCTGCTATAGCTTGTCCACATGCTTTAGCTAATTCCATATGTTCTTTTTGTGTACCATTAGCACTTCTTAATTCAATATAATGAATCCAAGAACGGAGAGTACCATTTACATACAGTCTGGATAAAGTTAAACCTTCTGGTAGTACTTTCCTAGCTTGTTCTTTAGCAATACCCTGTCTTATTGCCCATTCATATGCTGATTCTGCTGCGTGAATTACATGTTTTTGAGCTCTTATCCATTCTTTTTGAAGTTCCTCATTATCAGTCTCAATACTGTTTTGACGATTTTTTGTGTCTTGTAGTCTAGCTTCAGATAATACAAAAGTTTCATCCATATCTGCAGGATCTGCATATCGTTGACTAAACTCTTGAAAAGAAAATGAGCGATGACGTAGTAATTGTCTAGCAATATCTCTAGTAGTTTCAATTTCCATAGTAGCAGATACCATTTCAAGAGGTGACCAATGCTTGTGTTTAATTAAATACTTAATTAGTTTTTCAGCTGTATCGCTATTCATCTGGTTTGTAGGATTTGATACTCTTGCACAATATGCTACAAAATCTTGTAGATTATCAATACCTATAAAGGTTTCGGGTACTGTCTGGGTGTAACCCATTAATTTAACTTTCACTTGGTTTTACTCCTGTTACTTCTTCTATCTCATCTTCTTGTACTAGTTCTACATCAGTTACATAATCATCTAATCCATGAGTACCTATTCCACCTTTTTTATACTTTTTAATAGTTTCTCTACTATAATTTATATCTTCTAAAGGAGGTTTACCATGTTTTAGATCATACACTTCAGGACTAATTTTTTTCTTAATTTTTTGAATATAACTTTTAGCTGATGAATTTTTAAAATCACTATCTTCTATCTGATCGACGTAATTTATTACCATTCGTGGCCGATGACTTACAGAGAAAGTCGCAACTTTTTGAGTCGGCTGTAGGGTTTGTACTTGTTTAGAATTATTTTGAAGTAAAAGCCACATTTCATTCCTAAACGTATATTCAAATGTAGATATTCCATCAGCTAATACAATACCTTGTTCATAAACTAATTCGCTAAATGATCTAACATCTATACCAAAATTAGGATTTTTTATTTGAGGATATATACCTGTAGGAATAGGAATCATCTTTCCTACAGCAAAAGACACAGGTTTTGTTATACAAGCTCTTAATACAAAGAAAGGATCTATAGTAGAGTTTTGATCGAAACCCCACTCACAACTATAAGTCTTCTCTAAGTATAAAGCTGTAGTACTTTTTTCTATATCAATCTCACAGATTCGATAGTCGATCAAGAGCTTCTTCTCCTTCTTTACCTGCTAGAATAGCCTCGGTACAATACTTTAGGTTGATTAGATTTTCATTTCTAATCAATCTTTCTTTACCTGCGTTTAGATTCTGGATGTATTTAGCACGACCTTTTAGTGGTAAAGCTGACAATAGATTATCTAAAGTTTTATACTCTTTAGCTAGTCCTTGTGCGCGTTTAGGTCCAATACCCTCAATACCTATAATATTATCACCTTTATCTCCTTCAATAATTCTAGACATCATAAACTGTGCAGGTGTAAGTTCTAGATCTTCTTGTAGACTCTCTAGTGTTACCTCTTTACGTCCGAATATATTGAATACTGATACGTCTTCTTTAATTAGTTGAAGTAAATCTTTATCTGACGATACAACCCAAGTATGATTGTAGTTCTGTGATAAATTCTGTGTAATCCATGCAAGAGTATCGTCAGCTTCTACACCTCGAAACTTTACTACCTCATCATGAATTTCATCTGGGAGAGAATTAAGTACTGCAAAGAACTCTTCAAAACGTTTTACTTCGTCAGGATCATCAGATTTTGTACGAGTACCTTTATAGTCTTCTAGCATTTCCATTCTATAATAGCTTTTACCAAAATCAAAACATACAATAGTACGTTTAGCTTGGTAGGACTTTGCTAATGACTCAATAGTACGAATAAAGTCATCAGCAAAAGATGCATGATTCGGTCTACGAAGCCAACGATATGATAGATTATTAGCATCTACAATTAATAGATTATTGTGGTCAGAATAGTCAATTTCTTGCACATCGGCAAGATCATTCCATGATTTAGTCATATTTATCTCCTGTGTTTATAAATAAATATAACAAATATAAAACAAGTTAGCAATAGCTATGTCACTTCTCTTCCCTA